TTAATGACCGCAATTACAGCGCTTGGACCATTTTTAACGCAAACACATTAGATGTTGTTGATATTTTGGAACCAGAATTTAATCCATGCGAAAACCATCTTTTTACCAGTGATATTTTTAATATTGATGATAAATCCAATATAACTATTGTTCACTCTTCTGTTCGCAACAATGATAATATTCCTGCGGTTCTTATTTTAACCAACAATAAAACATACGGCCGCAGAAACGGCGCAAAAGGGAAACTATTGTATAAATGTGTTCCGGATGATATGCGATTGCCCGCCTTCTTAGTTCCTTACGAAATTAAACATATGGACTTTTCCAAGGTATTTATAAACATATACGTGACCATACGTTTTAGTGATTGGACAGATAAACACCCGATTGCTACCATTTCGCAAAATATTGGCCCTATTGATGTTCTTGACAATTATTATGAATATCAATTATACTGTAAAAGCCTCAATTCATCTATTCAAAAGTTCACTAAGGATACAAATAAAGCCATTGAAACATATATACCTACCATTAATGATTCAAATAATTCTAAATCCAATAATGATAAGGAGACAAAAAATAGTAAAAATGTAAATGAAAGGAATAGTTGCGATAATAGTAACAAACATGACGTTTTTATCGAAACCATGTGTCAAAAATATCCTCAAATTGAGAACAGAACCAACTTCAATGAGTGGCGAATTTTTACTATTGACCCTCGAGGCAGTGTCGATTTCGATGACGCATTCAGCATTAAGAATGTTAGTCCTAATACTGTCCTTGTGAGCATTTACATCGCCAATGTAACCATCTGGATGGACTTCCTAAATCTCTGGTCAAGCTTTTCCCAACGCATCAGCACTATCTATCTACCCGACCAAAAACGTCCTATGTTGCCGACTATTTTATCTGACTGTTTATGCTCTCTACAAGCTAAGTCTAGTCGAGTTGCTTTTGTGCTCGATATAATGATAGATACTCTTAGCGGTGAGGTCCTTTCCACCAAATATTCGAATTGTGTCATCAAAGTGTTTCGGAATTTTGTTTACGAAGAACCGGCATTATTGAAAAATTCGGATTATACATTTTTACTCGATGTTACGAGAACGTTCTCCAAAAAATATAAATATATACAATCGGTTCGCAATAGCCACGAACTTGTATCCTATTTGATGGTGTTTATGAATCATCATTGTGCTAAAGAATTATTACTGAAACGGGTTGGTATTTTTCGCTCGGCGGTTGTTAAAAATAGTCACGCTGATATTTCTTTGATAAATGACGATACTAATTCCAATGTTATTATAAATGAAGATGTTGCCAAATTTATTAAAATATGGAACAGTTCTTGTGGACAATATATTGATATTTCTACTTTAGGAGAAAATATTAATACTGTTATTAAACACGATTTGCTTGAAATGGACGCGTATGTTCACATAACGTCACCGATACGACGTTTAGTCGATTTATTAAACATTATTCAGATACAGGATATTAGCGGACTAATTCAATTGTCTTCCAATTCTTCCGAATTTTATATCAATTGGATTGAAAAAATTGATTACATTAATACCACTATGCGAGCAATTAAGAAAGTTCAAACCGACTGTTTGTTGCTTGATTTGTGCTATAATAATCCAGAATTGCTTGAAAAAGAGTATGATGGATACTGTTTTGATAAAATTGTCCGAAATGACGGTCTATTTCAGTTTATTGTGTTTTTACCCGAACTTAAAATGGCTTCGAGAATAACTACGAGAGAAAATATGGCGAATTTTGAAAAAAGAATGTATAAACTATTTTTGTTCAAAAGTGAAGACCGTTTTCGGAAAAAAATTCGATTACAAATTATTTAGTTAATTTTATTGTTTTATTTTTATATTTTATATTTTATATTTTATATTATATATTTTATATAATGTCTATAGTTTACAATACTACAAGCTCCACAATTAGTGGTAATGGGTATAACTCAACAGTTATTACCTTAACTGGTTTTACCAATCTCCCAACTTCAGGCACTTATGAACTCGTTATACCTGACGATGTTATTGAAATAGCAGAAAATGTTGGTTCTGGGTTTACAGGATTAACAAAAGTCACTTTCGGTTCTGGTTGTAGAATATTCAGAGCAGGCGTCTTCCATAATTGTCCAGATTTAGCCGAAGTTGTGTTTACAAATTCTACTGATTGGTCTGAAAAAGAAAATTTAGGAGGTGATGCTAGCAATCCTTTATACAGTATAAACAGTCAAAATGGAACCCTTGTTCATGGCGATAATTATTATGTTTTTGTGACAACTCTAAATACTACTAGTAACGATAAGTTAGAAAGACCTTTTAGAGACTGTAGCAATTTGACTAGTGTACAGTTATATTCTGTGTTTTATGATTTAAAAAGTGTCTTATCAGATGATGGTAATTTAACTGTCTTGAAACAAATTAAAACTGTAGTTTTAGATACTGTTGCCAATACTGTAGTTGCCTCCTATTTGTTATTCAATACTACATCTGTTACGTCGTTAACGATTAATAATCCTCAAAACATTGTTACAATATTGGCAAACGCGTTTCAAAATTGTTCGGCAAAAACTTATTATTTAAATAACATGACGCCACTAAAAAAAATATTTTTTGAATCGTTTTCCGGTTCCGGGATAGAAAACGTTGTTTTCCCTAATTCGATTACCAAAATTAAATCAATAGCGTTTAAAGATTGTCTATCTCTAACGAGTGTAACCATACCTTCTTCTGTAATATTTTCTCCAAGCGATAATGGAATTTTTGATGATATAACTATCGAGCCCGTAGTAGGTAATCAGAACCAATTTCAAAATTGTCCTAACATAAATACAGTGTCGTTAAAAAATCTATACAGTTTTGTTCAAAACAATGCTGCTTATTTTAGAAGAATAGGTTTTTCGGCGAGTCAAGCATTTGCTGCTGAAATTCCTAGTAGTACCGCACTTGCTGGTGGTTATACTCAATCAGAATTGGTTGCCGGTGGTTATGATTTTTCATTAGCGTTCACAATTATTGACAATGTTCTTACTGGTATTACTGGAAACACAATAACAAATGTAACTATTCCATCTGGCGTTACTGCTATTTCTGTTACTGCGTGTCAAAATAAAACGTTTATTGGCTCCCTATCCATTCCTAGCACTGTTACAAGAATTCTTGCGAATTCCTTTATCGGTTGTTCTAACTTAACTTCCCTTACATTGCCTGGTTCCAGAACTAGCGGTTCAAATTCATTAATTCCTTTGGACGCAAATTCGTTTGCTCTTGCTACAACTCCAAGTTTAACAAGGTCCAATGTAAATGTTAACTCCTTACAGCAGCTCCGAACCCAAGGATACACTGTTACACAGCTCGAAGCTGCTGGGTTTCAAAATGTGCCCTTAACTTGTTTCGGAGAAAACACGAGAATTATGTGTTTTGTCGATGGTCAAGAACAAGAATTAATGGTTCAAGATATTCGCAACGGTGTGCTTGTAAAAACCCTTGGAAGTGGTTATAAACCAGTTTGTATGATTGGAACCAATAAAATGATGAATCTTGGAAACGATGAAAGAGTGGAAGAACGATTATATGTTTGTAAAAAAGAAAATTATCCAGAATTATCAGAAGACCTAATAATAACAGGGTGCCATTCAGTTTTAGTAGATGATATAACAGAGGAACAAAGGAACAAAATAATGGATAAATTTGGAAGAATAATGGTGACAGAAGGGAAATATAGATTAACTGCTGCGATGGATGAACGAGCTGTTCCACATAATTGTGCTAATGAATTTAATATTTATCACTTTGCTTTGGAGCACGACATATATGTCGCAAATTATGGTGTTTACGCAAACGGGTTATTAGTGGAATCGTGTAGCAAACGCTATTTAGCAGAAATAGCGAATATGACAATGCTATAAGTATTTAGCAATTAGCATATTAAACCATCAATATAATTGTATTAAATAACAAAATTGTATGTAATATTTTTGCTGTATATTATTTACATATTTATTATATATGAAAGGCAAAACAAAAAAAAGGTTAACAAAAAGGAAGTATATCCGAAACAATAGTAGAAAATACTATAAAAAAAGAAGCACAAGACGTGCGTTGTCAATGAAAGGCTTAATGAAAGGAGGATGAGGAATAATAAATAGCAGCCCAGATATCTCTCCTATTTGGAAAAAGGATGCTGTAAAAGAATATATTAAGTATGAAATGAAAGGAGGCTGATGTGATAGCATTGTTGTCTAATAGCAACGGATAATGCCTATAAGTATATTTCTGGAATGACGCATATAAAATGCCGAACAAGAAATGGTTATAATGTTAAAATACTTATATTATTGATGACAGAACAATAATATAATTAGATTTGATTTTTTTGTTTATTTTATTTTTAGTAATTTAATTTTTATATACAAAATATAAAAAATTGAAATACTTAGAATATAATATAAAAACTGAAAAAGTATTACAAGAAATATTATTAAAAATATAATTATTGATAACGAAAAATGAGCGAACGAAATTTTAGATTACACCGACCGAAAAGAAAAATGAGACAAAAATATAATAAAGATAATATGTTTAATTTAATATAATGAGGATTAAATTAAGTGAAAAATAACAAAAAGAAAGAGAAGAAATATGTAATAAAATTATTACCATAATAGATTTAAAAGAAGATAATACTATTTTACTTTGTGATTTAGATGAAGATGTAGAAAAACAAAATAAAATATTAGATTTAAAAGAAGAAATACAAAAATATTTTGCTTGTTCTACTATTTCTTCTTTCAAACCAAATTTTGAATGTAAGCGTCCTTATTTAAATATTATTAGAAGTATTCTACGACAACAAGATTATATATTTGAGTGTGGAACAACTTTTACAAAAGTAGAAAATGGTATTTATAAAACTTCAACAAAATATAAAATATTTAGAAATAAGTAAATAATTTAATTTATAAAGTAAATTATTTAAAAATAAAATCTTTAGTAAATATATAGAATGGTGAAAAAGAAAAAGAAAGAAACATTCAAAACTTTTAGGAATTTAGAAAAATCTAAATTCAAAACCATCAAAACAACACTCAAATCTGTTTTGTTGAAACATAGAGAAGTTCAACCACTTATTACTAATTTAGTTTTTGAAATAAATGATTTAGTTATTCATACTTATCAATTTATTAGATTATATATTTTGTATTGTTTTCATAAAGATTTAGCATTCCCTATATTTGATGACAAATTCACTTTTGTAAAATATT